ACAGCATTCAGGATATGTGGTGGCTAATCGAGATTCAGACCGTTGATAACAACAACAAATCAGTCGCCGGAGAGCAATGATGGCAGGAACAGTAATAGATGCTCTGATTGTTACTCTGGGGCTGGATGCAAGCGATTACCAGAAGAAGAGAAAGGAAGTAAGTGAGGGGTTGAAGGACACTCGCGATGACGCAGCGTCAACAGCCAAGGAGATGGAGACTCAGGGTAAAAAGGCAGCGACCTTCTTCTCAAGCATTAAAAATGAGCTCCTTGCTCTCGCTGGCGTCAGTCTGACACTCGGCGGGTTAAACTCCTTCGTTAAAAACACGACCAGCGACCTGCAACAATTATCGGTGCAGTCAAAAGCGCTGGGGATGTCAGCTCGTGAGCTTGATGGCTGGTCGCGTTCTGCTGAGGCTGTTGGTTCAAGTGCTGGGAAGATTCAGCAGACACTGTTTAATATCAGGGATGCTGCAATAGCATTAAACAGCGGCGACACTTCAAGCCCACTGTATGGCGTTATGGCCATGCTAAGTGGAGATACAGGGGTAACATTTAACCCCCTGAAAGAGTCAACAGATGAAATGATGCGTAAGTTCTCCGCTGCATTGCAGATGGAGTCAAATCCAGACCGCGCACAATACATCGGCAACAAAATTACCGGCAATGATGCTGCGCTTTATCAGGGTATGCGAAGCGGCGTGCTTCCAGACCTTGCCACGCAATATAAAAACTCATCGCAGATCAGCGATAAATCTATAGCGGCGGCAGCTGAGTTTACGAAAGCATGGACGGATTTAGGCCAGAACTTCGACAACCTGAAGAACCAGATTTTTACTGACCTTATCCCGACAATCCGAACACTTAACAGGCTCGTTAAAGAGTGGAGCCAAAGTGCGTCGGAAGCTTCCCCATTCTGGAAATCCTTCAAGGAGGATATGAAGGAAATCACCGGAATTGACCTTGGGAAGTGGTCACTCGTTGATGAACTAAAAGGGGTTAAATCAGGCTTCGAAGAACTTGGTCGGTCACTCTCGCATCTGGTCGCAGCTTTTAACGCCCTCAACAATGGGGACTTCTCCACTGCCGGTACAGAGTTTAAAAAAGCATGGTATGGGACCGAAGACGGGAAAGCATCAGGCCGGGATGCGCTGCCAGGTGTAACAAAAAACGCCACGGAAGCCTATAGCGACAGTGTTTACAAAAAGCTGAATGATACGCTGAATTATTACCTGCCAAGCTTCATGGGCGGCATGTCTGATGGTGCTAAGAGCCAGATTGATGCTCACGAGCGATCTAAGACGGTCAATGGTCGAAATATCCAGAGCGATATCCCCGGCGCGTATGTGTCGTCGGAGGAGAGAGTGAGGCAGCAGGACGAAAGATCTTATTGGGAGACATCCAAAAATCTTCTTTCCACCATTGCCTCAGCGGTCGCGCCTTACAGTGGATACCAGCCAAACGTCTCTCTTAACCCTCTTTCTGCAAAGCTGGGGCCGAAAGGCAAGGCCCTTCTCGATGCAATGTCTGGAGAATTTGGTCAAATAGAGGCCAAGTATGGCCTGCCTGAAGGAATGATGGCAGCCATTGCTACAGTGGAGTCTGGCGGTGATCCTTCTGCATTGGGCCCTAAAACCAAATACGGACAAGCAGAAGGAATGTTCCAGCTGATGCCTGGAACATCAAAAAGCCTTGGGCTGAATGGGCGAGATTCTTTCGACGCAAGCAAGTCGGCAGATGCTGCCGGGCGTTACATGAGGTGGCTCCTTGATCAGACCGGCGGCGATATGGAATCAGCGATTGCTGCATACAACTGGGGTATCGGTAATGTCCAGAAGAAGGGGCTATCAAACGCTCCAGCAGAGACGCGCAGGTATGTGCCTGCGGTCATGTCTGGGCTAAGACCCGGTTCAGGAATGGCGGTAGAGTCTGGAAGATCGCAGGCTGGCGGCGGTTCTGGCGGTAATCAGTATTACATCTCGGATGTGAAAGTAATGTCGCCTGCGCAAAATGTTGACCGTCTGGCTACCGATATGACATCGAAAGCGCAAAATCGCGTGAGAGTTCTGGCGTTCAACTCCGGACAGACAGACTAACCATGGGGACTTAATGATGGCTTTTTCTCTCAATGAGGCAACGCTGCTGTCGGCAATAAACTCCGGCAGCATATTTTCCATCATCAATAGCGCATTGTCTCCGACATGGGGGATTACATATCGCACTGTTGACCCGAACATTTCTCTTGCGGCTCAGTCTCCTTACGGGCCTGCTCCGGGTTATGTAAGCGTCATAAATCCGGGTGACAAAGTTTTCGTCCCATCAGGCTGGGTATCAGTAGAGCCTTATGGTGAGGCAATGGTGGTTAACTCCCCTATCGAAAAGGGTAGCTACACCTCGTATAACAAAGTTCGTCGCCCAAGCGACCTGAGAGTCGTATTCGTTTTACAAGGGTGGACCGCATTCAGTGGTGCGGTGCCAAATATTACCGAATTCTCCACTTTAAGCCGGTCTGAGCTTCTGCATATTCTCGAAAGGATGAAGAACACAGCCAGCACCTATGATATTGAGACGCCAGACAGAGTTTACGAAAGTTACGATTTAGTTCACTACGATTACCTGGTTAGCGCTCAGAAGGGTATGACTCTGCTGACTGTAAACGCCACATTCCAGCAGGTTATGGATGGTGGAGAGGTCATTATTTCCAACTCGGTGACACAAAGCCCGGCGACCTCTAATGGGAAGTCCAGCCAGGACGGTGCTGTGTCTACTGATACAACGCAGGCTTTTACCAAGCCTGTAACGCTGGACGACGTTAAAGGTGCATGGGTCAGTGGGAAACTTTCCCTGTCTGATGCTCTTGCCACAACCGGCTCGGGAATTACCTCCGGAATTAGTTCGGCAGCGGAGACAGTCGCCGATACCTGGACCCAGTCAAGTGATGCCGTAGCTAAGCAAATAAGATCTGGGGTTGGGAAGTTTGTGAAAGAGGTGTTGATGTAATGCAGGAGATATCACTACAGCCCAGCAAGGCCCAACTGGTTAACATCACCTTGGCGGGCCAGTCTTGCGCCATCAAACTACATCAGCGGACCACCGGTTTTTACATGGACCTGTATATTGGCGACAAAGCGATCATGCAGGGCGTCATTTGTCTTAACAGCACGAGGATGGTCAGGTATGACTACCTCGGATTTTCGGGTGATCTTGTCTTCATTGATACAAAGGGCAGCATGGACCCGGCACATGATGAAATAGGCACCCGCTTCAAGCTTTACTACCTGACTGCGGAAGAGCTGGCATGACATACAAGCGACAGGAATTAGAGATCGAGTTTACTTTGGTTGAAGGGACATTTGACCAAGCTAAAGGGAATGTCCTGACGATTAAGGGCGTGAAATGTGAAGTAGCTATCTCCGCTTTTGGTGGTATTACAGGAACAACCTTGGAAATGTCACTATGGGGACTATCTCTTGATTACATGGCCAAGCTTACCGTTAAGGCTCAGAGGTATATAGGACAAAAACAGAACCTAGTGAAGCTAAAGGCTAATGGAGAGACGGTTTTCCTAGGAACGATTGTTGCCTCAAGGATAAATCTTAACCAGATGCCTGATGCTCCAATTGAAATAACAGCTAATGTTCTGGGATATGAAAGGATTCTTCCATGTCCAGATACCGTGGTAAGAGGCGAGGCAGATGTGGGTAGCCTCGTCATGGCTATATGCAATAAGGTCGGGTTATCTTTTGTCAATGTAGATGTAAATAAAAAAGAACTTAATCCTCATTACCCAGGGAATGCCATAAAGCAGATCACAGATATTGCAGCTAATCATAAATTCAACTTCGAGGTGGATATCGGTGTTGCAACCATCTATACCGGCAAGGACCCGATAGATGGCGTGGTGCCATTTGTCTCTCCATCTCACGGATTAATTGGTTACCCGATTTTTTACGATCAGGGAATCTTGTTCAGATGCTTATATTCAAGCTCAATAAAAGTTGGAAGAAAGCTGATACTTGACACCTCTTTGCCTAATGGATCTGGCGAATACATCATCCTTGCTGGAACAACGCATTACCTTTCTAGCATGGTTGAAGGCGGCCCGTGGGAAACATCGGTGGTCGCTCAGCCACTTAACTACATGCAGGGTTAGAAATGCCAAAATCAAATCAGACGTCCGCTGATGTATCCTGCGAAGGTAATTCCTTAGGATTTGCGCTTCGTAATCTTATAGGTGGATACTCGTTCATCGACATCGTCAGAGTGGAAGAGGTTACTGGCAACGTCTTAACAGTAAAGCCACTCCTCAGCGCTCTAACAATGGATGATGAGGCGATGGAGAGGGGCGTGATATATGACGTTCCATTCCTACAGCTAAGAAGAGGCGGCAGCGCTGTTATCATGGACCCGGTTGTGGGTGATTTGGGGTTGATTGCAGTATGCGATAAAGACATAACCAACATCAAAAGAACAAAATCAGAATCAGTGCCAGATAACTTTCGCACACATTCACGTTCAGATGCGGTGTATCTTACGGGCATTGCATCATTAAATTCAGACCCAACGCAATACATACATTTCCATGATGCCGGGATAGATATCTTCAGCCCGTTAGATGTTAACGTCAATGGGCAAGTCGTAACTGTAAATGCCCGGGAGAAGATATCCCTTAACAGCCCACAAATCGAGCTCAACGGAAACCTTGTACAGGGAGAGGGCGAGTTCGGCGGTTCTGCATTGTTTGCAAACGGAGCAAGCACCCCGCAAGACTTCATGGCTGGAGATATCTCACTGAAAAACCATCGCACACCAAATATACAGCGAGGTGATGACACCTCTGGCGCTCCGATAGTTTAAAT